TAACTTTGATGTCTTCTTTTTGACTTGAAGATCGTTTGATAGCTGGTCTATTATCAACGTAAATGATGTTTCCAGAATATTTTTTAACTTCTGGGTTCGACACTCCGTTAGTGAAGTTTTGACCAAGATAATATGTCTTATTATTTATTGAGGTAGTGAAGCCACTAAAATCAGTACTGATTGACAGATTGTTTGTTCCACCAATAATTGTCAAACTACCGCCAGTTGTTGGTGAGGAAGTGAAACGGGTCAGATTAAATCCATAGGTTGGGTTAGTCTGAGCAGTTCCTACAGTGTTAAATCCTGCAAGAGTTCTATCTTGCCAATATTTCAGAACACCGGTGGTTTGATCATAACTGACAACTTTACCTACAGCAGTAACACCAGTTCCTGTGGTTTGTGTTATCAGAGAGTCTGCGGTAAATTTGGTTGAACTATAACCAACACCAGTCAAACGAAGTGCATAAACAGCACTTGCTTTTTCTGAAATCAGTTTCTGAGAAGAACCAAAAATAAGTGGATTTTCTACTAAACCAATTCTTGCAATTTCGTTACCTGTGATGAAGTCTGGGTTTTCAACATCATTTTCAATTCTTGCATAGATCAGAATGTTTGATGCGCCAAGTTCTCTGTAAATGTCGTATCCATGACCACCATTTGGTGACATGATAACATCGAGAACTGGTTCCGTATCTGGCTCAGGAATTCCACCAGCAGCAAGGTCAACATTGCCGAAAGTATATCCAGAACCTTGGTTTGAAATTGTTACACTATCGACCTGTTGGTCATTATTGATAACAACTGTGCATTCGGCATTACTTCCATCACCCTTGATGGGAACTCTAGTATAGGTTCTGTTAGCAGTTCCTACTCCAACACCTCTGTTCTTAATAACAACAATCTTCACACTACCATCAACTGCATTACCTCTGACAGCAGAGGTTTCTGCGTTATTATCCCAATCTGATGGAACAGGAATGAAATCAACAGAATCAAATTTGATCAACTCAGTTGGTTTAATAGTGTAGAGATATTTCCAAACATAACCGTCTCCACTAGATCCTGGAGTTCTTGGCTCAAGGTCAGTGAATGTTGGTTCATCCAAAGATGGTTTTCCATCTGGAGTTTCTGGAGTTGTTCCGTTCTGAAGGCAGATATAAACTCTGTTATCACTATTAATTACATAATAGTTTGCAGAGTAAAGCGATGTACCACTTGAGTTTGGTGGTGGATTTGCAACGCTATAATCATGTCTGTAATAATCATAGGTTGTCCCTGAAGCCCAAACTCTTTTATTGACAACCTGCTTTACGTCACTTGGAGTTATCTTCTTGAGAGCAATCATAGTGTCCCAAGTGTCCCATTCATTAGAAAAATTATCTGTGGGACTTGGGGGAGAATCATCCCAGTCACTCTGGATCTCAGTTGGATTTGGAAGTCCAACGAATGCATAGTAAGAATTTACTGAAGTAGAAACTCCAGATACAAAATTCTTAGCATTCAATATTCTAATTTGATCAGTTATGATTGATGCCATCTTTTGGGATTTTAATTTTATTTATGTGCTATAGTCCTGGTATCTCAGGCGGTTTGTTCTTCTAATGACAGGACCTGTTGTAATTCCAGAGTAACCTTTTCTGGTTCTGGCAATATAATTATGATTTTTGTTTCTATCCGAGAGTTGGAGTTTACCCCAACTGTATTCGCCATAGAAATCACTAAATCCAAGACCTGGAATACTGAGGAGACCTTCGTGACTTGCAACACTGACGGTTACTCTAGTAAGAGTTGTAACACCAAATCCAATCGCTGAAGTTGTTGCTATACCGACAGATGCAACTCTGTATACATTATCTATAAAGGTACTACCGATACCAATAATACCAGTCTCATGGTTATTAGTTTCATCAAGAGATGTGACGCCAGTTCCAACATTGGAATTATAAACTGTGAAATAATATCCAGTTTCAAGTCCACTTCTTGATGTATAATCTGTTATATCGGAATTTCTAAGAACAGAATTTTCTGGTATAACGAGATCAAAAGTAAGTCCAATAGGAGCTTCAGTTGTCGATGTTGTTCCTATACCAGTGATTAATCCAAAGTCACCTTCATAAGAAACGATTGTGTTCTTTTCTTGTTCGATTGTTGGTGGCGAAATAAGAACGATAGGTGAGGATTGATTAGTATATCCAAATCCAACTGTTGATCCAACAGAGATAGCAGAGACAGTCCCTGCAACAGAAACAGTTGCAGTCGCAGTTGCTCTTGCAGTTGTACCAAAACCAACTGGAGTTCCTATTGTGACTTCTGGTGGATTTGTAGAAGTATATCCAATACCACCGTTGGAGATCACAAAGTTCTCAATTCCACCACTATCGGTGACATGAACTGTGGCTGCAGCACCAACAGCATTTGCAGAATAATCAATCAAGGTGATTTCCTTCTGGAAATTCAAATCAATGGCACTCTCATTCTTTGCATTGAAGAATGGTCTTGCACTATCAACGAATACTACTGTAGAACCAATTCCCACCGACTTAATTAAGTTGGCAGTTGGGAAAATAATGGATTCATACAGTTCGCGATTCTTATAGATGTATTGACCATTGACCACTCTGTCTTCCATCTGCTTTGTCCAATCGACAGGCCTGTAAAGGGTGCTGTCTTCGCTCAGAGCAGGTCCATAGTAAACGTTGGTATCAACAGAACTTGAGGAGTTCAGTGTGGTAACAACTCTTGTATTTTGTTGTAAGAAACTTTGCTGACCAAGTGATGGATCCCATCCAATAGTTAAATCGTCACCGACCTTAATAGTGTCAATAACTTCTTTATCAAGAACGTCAGTTCCACTAGTTCCTTTATAGAACAGGAACTTAAGAGTGTCTCCTGCCTTAGGAGCTTCTTCGAAAGTTACGCTACTACCACCACCAAATGGACCTCTTCTATTTTCGATGAAGAAGTAAGAAGAACCAGGGACCTGAAGAACGTCATTGATGAAGATAATCAGAACGTCTTCGATGTTAACCAGTGAACCGAGATCTGACTGGAGTGATAATTGCTGTCCAGAACGGGTGATTGGGAATGACTTTCTCTGTCCATCAAAGAGACTTGAGAAATCATCAAGAACTTCAATGTCACCAAGAGTCCATGCGGAGAAAGAATCTGTATTGATTTCAAGAACTTCGACTTGGAATTCTTTGAAATCAGAAGATGCTGTAGTTGGAATACCAGTTGAACCACCAGTTGGAATAGTCAAAATGTCTCCCAATCCATAACCAAATCCAAAGTTGGCAAGAGAGAAACTAATTACGCTAGAACCTTGACCAACGGTAACGTTAATCTTAGCGCCAGTTCCGCCACTTCCAACAGAGTCAGAACTATATTGGAGATCAATATCAGAATATGGAAGAGGTGGATCAATTATGACCACAGGAGGATTCGTAGAAGTATATCCAACTCCTGGATTTGTTACTGCAATGCTAACGATGTTTCCATTACTAATGGCAGCGGTTCCAATAAATGCGATGCTTGGAGTTCCTGTAGAGGAAACTGCAACACCAACATTAACAGTGGTTTGAATTCCGCTTCTATAACCAGAACCACTATTTCCGATTGAGATAGAGGAAACAGTTCCTGCTGCAGAAATAACAGCCGTACCACCAGCACTAACGAGTGGTTGATACCCAAATCCATTTGTTCCTGCAACAGAGATGATGACACCACCAATAGGAACGTTCAGATCATTTGGATTATATACTGCTGTAGTGCTTATAGATCCAGTGAATGTTACTGATGTGATTCCAGAGGTTTCGCTTAATGTATAATCATTAGTTGCGCCAGGACCTTGTACGATTCCATTAACAAGAAGAATAGAATTGAATGTGGAAACACCAATTACATTTGATCCAGAAGAAGTTAAAGTGTATGCGTTCTTGGTTCCAGAGAAGTTCTGGGAAATATCATCAAAGATGTAGTTCTTCGTATAAGTTTCTTCAGAACTACCAACTACTCCAGATCTCATGAAACTTCTACCACTGAAAGTAGAGGATGATGTAATTCCAAGGAAGTCGCGTTCATCACCTGGTCCAACAGAAGTTCCAATGGGACTCTTACCAAATGGAGCATCAATGAAGCTCAGAGTGCTTCCTACGATGTTGTAATCGCCTCTAAGTTTGGTTACGGTCTCTCCACTGCTATGTGCAACTAAAGTCGTTCCTGCGAGCGCACGGGTGAGTTTGATGGCGTTTGTGCTTCCAATACCAACACCCTGAATCTTCATAATTTCATCACCAATCTTAACAGAGTCTCCTCCAAAGAATGATGTCAATCCAACAAAGAATGCAATGTCTTGCGAAACACTAAAGTCCTGTGACAAGGATGATGTTACAGAAGTTCCTACAATAGGAGTCTGCACCACATTATCCAGAGAAATCAGAACTTTATTGTTCTGTTTGGTTGATGTAATAACGTGAGACGTGCCAATACCAACAGAAGTGAAGTCAAGTGCGATTGGAATTGTTTTGAGAGCATTCTCTGCGGTTGCTGCGAGTTGAATTTTCTTCTCATCAACCTTAATCGCATAAACAGTTTCTGGTAATTTGTCAGTTGAACCAACGCCAGGAATTGTTGTAGCTGCAATTCCAATGCTATTTGTACTAATACCTGAGGTAGTGTAAGCAACTTCTTCACCACTCACAAAGAAGTGGTTTGGAACCAGAATAGTGCTAGCATCTACATCGACAATTGAATCGCTAGAACCATCAAAGACTCTCAAGAATACTGGATTCTCTTTATGGGTTAAGAAGAAGTCCTTCTTAACTTCAACTTCAGTTCCAGTGTATACCGAGAAGTTATCTTCGATTGCAATATTATTGAGTTGTACATTTTCACTAATATTAGTGGCCTCAGTATCTCTGAGAGAGTGAGTAAACGTCTTGACGTGAACATCGATTCCAGAGTTTGGCGTAAATGTTAATTCCGTTCTATCACCAGTTCTAACTCCTCCCATGGTTCCAAGACCAGCGAAGGTTTCGATGTTTGCATACTCAGTCAAGTATACGTCATCATCATCGTCAATAATCAGAACCTCGGACAATTGATGTCTATTGTTTGAGGTATCAGAAACTTGAACAATGCAATAACCAGCATCAAATTCATTCGCAAAACTTGCAATTCCAACAGCAGTTGGAGAACCAGAAGAGGTTATTGTAGTTGACTTTGCAGTCAGACTACCAAATGCAAGATTGATTGTACCAATGCCAATATACGATTCTGTTGCAAGACCAACCGTGATGGTGTTAATAACGGTTGTTGTAATACCTGGGTCAGAATCATAACTTACAATGACATCCGAACCTGATAAGTATACGCCATATGTTCCCATTCCGATCGCAGAATATGCATCTTGAGAGTGAATGCTCAGTTGACCATACTCAAGTAATTCAACTTCTGTACCATCGTGAATGAGATTAAGTTCGTCGTACTCAATTCTACCATCACTGGCCTCAGCAAGAACCAGTATCTTAGCAGATCTGAAGTTGGATGCTGTTGTTCCAATTCCAGATAAAGTTGCTAAGGTAACAGTATTGCCGCCTCCAACAGTGACACTCGAAGATGCAAGACTTACCAGAGATCCAGTAAAACCTGTAGAATCTCCAATTGTAGTGCTACCAATAGAAGAAACAACATCACCAATTTGGTCCATTGAATAGGACATTGTGATAACGTTATAGTTGTTTAATCTAAACTTAGTTGGGAAGAATCTCAGTACAGAATCACTACCCTCAACAACGGAATCAAATGAACCAAGATCTAGGACGGGATCGAGTCTGCCATATTGGTTAATCATCGATATTCCACGGACAGTATCACTCAAGGTGGTAACCATCAGTAGTTGTCTTTCTTGAGTAAAGAGTCTGTCCTTCACATATGTGATATATTTTTGCAATCTTGACTCAGAAATAGCTCTTCTAAATGCATCACTGAATGGAGTCGCTCTTGGGAGATTGTTGAACAAACCACTAATATCATCAATTCTCAGAACTCGGTTAGTAATAGATTCTGAGTAATCTGTCAGAATTCTTGTAGTGAAGTTAATTTCATCCGAGAATGCAACAACTCTATTAGTCAAATAGTTTTCATGAACTAAGTCAAAGTTTGAATATGTGTTGACATTATACAAACTATCCATCTTAACTTCAATCGTCGTTCCATCGATTGGAGTTGGGGTTAATTTAGTTGTAGGAACAGATTCAACTTGAAGATCACTAAACTTTTTAAATCCAGAAGTGTGATTCAGAGAGCTAACAACATTATTCCACTTTTCAAATGGAACTTGTGATTTAATCGAATATGAGAAGTTTTGATAGTATTCGTTATCATGAACTTTCTGCAGTTCATTGTTCAGGAATCCTGTCGTGTATTCCCAACCACTTTCAACAACAGAGAAGTAATCCAATGAATACTTAGAATCAAAGGCGATTCTTTCTTTTACAAGACCTTTAGATCCAGTAACCTCAGAAAGAATTTCAGTTCCAACTTTGAAATCATTATCACTTTCAACAACCAGATACTTACTTTCAGTATCTAACTGATAAACTTTTCCGACGGAGGTTCCATCAGTAATTTCATCTTGTTCTCTAAATCCTAGAGTTTCAAGAGTAGGATCAAATGTTGGGAAGAACTTCTCTGGAACTATGACACCAGCTGAATTACCAGTGTTGTAGAATCCGGGTATTTCACCAGACTCAAGGAATCCTGCCATACTAAAGGTTACGATTCCAATTCCTCCAAGATTGGGATGAGTTTTTGTGATTGTAAAGAGGGAGTAGTCATAGTTTGCTGAGTTGTATCCTAACCCAGTAGAACCAACACCAACGCTAGTATTTTCAACAAGTATCTTGTCATTTACTTCAAATGGGAAAGTATTAAGAGTGCTGAAAGAATCTCTTAAAGTAACCGTTACATCTTGAGTGGTAGAATCAAAAGTCATGTTAGAAACTCTGATTCCGTTAGAATTCTCAGTCGGAATGAGAGTTGGAGTTACATTAGAAAGACTAAAGGTGTTTCTAACGATATCCAAGGTTTCTTGGTCTTTTACATAGCGTAGATCAACATCTGGAATGACTTTCTTGGTTCTTCCATCAACAACTACAATCTTTGGAGGAACATTGTAATTTTTACCGAATGAAGTGACTCCAACACGAGAGAAACCTGCAAGTTGCTCAATTCTAAGAATTTGTGGGATCTTGGTATCTGGTCTCAGCGTTCTATCCGCAGGATAGTCAAAACCAATATTT